TCCTGCCCACGAAATTGAGTGTTGGGCGTTAATAGCTTGACTGACCAGCGTATCAGGGGGTAGACTTGCGCGCATGGTGCAGGAATTAGGGCCTCAAACGCTCAGCCCGGTCAGTGCGCGGCGACAGGGGAGTCTCACGCCGCGTCGACGGGAGATTCCCTATGCGCTGACCCGAGATGGGGGGGCCTTTGCCCTGATGTTGCGGGATATGCAGCGGCATGCGGGGCTCAGCACCCGTGCGGTCGCACGACGCCTGGGTATTGCCCCCAGTTCCATCAATCAATACCTCTGGAAGAAGCGAGGGCGCGGGGGGTCGAGTACTCTCAAGTGGTTTCTCCGCTTTGCCGAAGTCTGCGGGTGCCGACTCTATCTGGTGTTCCCATCCCCCGACGATGTGCGACACTTAGAGCAGACACCACCCAAAGCGCCTCTGCTCCTGGGTGTGGGAGGCCCTGATTCCTCATGCGACCCCTGACCTCCACCGAAGCCGACCAATTCGCCTTGATGTTGCTCTCGGGAGCCCCGGTCACCGACGCGATTCGCTATTTCCTCGACCCACTGGCCGGGGAAGAACTCCTGGCGGAAGCGGCCGACCAATGGCCCCAACAATCCGAAGTGCTGGAAGCCTTGCAGCGCTATACCGGCGGCGAAGCCTGGCATCGCATGAATGATGCGCAACGCCTGGACATCGCCATCAAAAAACACTACAACGAGATGGCCTACTTCCTCTGGACCGTCAATTACGTCGAAGCCGCCGGACAGGAAAAAGTCAAGGCCGATACCTGCCGGGTGGCGCTCGAAACCAAACTCGCCGGGACGGCTGGCCAGGAATCTCCCCTCGCCCGGTTCTATCACGACATGCTGGCCAAGTATGACCACACCGGCCCGATTAGCTAAGTGGGTGCGCTGCCAGGACTGCCAGGACTGGTGGTGTCAAATCCATCGGCAACACGTCTACGACTGTCCCTGCCCTTCCATAGAAGCGTGGACCACTGACCCCTACACAGGATCCGCCAGCTAATGGCCTCCGTCACCGTCCCGCCCACCCTGCGCGATCGACTCATCACCGAGTTCCGCCGGTTTTTGTGCACCCAGATTAATTTCATCCCCTTCGAACATCAGGCCGATTGGTGGGTGACCACCGATGGCTATACCCTGACCGACCAAGTCGTCGACCCCAATACCACCACCGACCCCTACATCACCCTGCGCCTCCCCACCAGCCATGTTGAATCCAGACGCCTCGCGTCTCGCCCTGCCGGGCGAGCTAAGGTCGTAGCCGAGTTAGGGGCGTATAAATCCGGCAAGTCTGCCGGGGCTGGATTGTGGGGCGCGGCATTTGCGGCGGTCCCGAATGCCCTGGTCTACCTGGTCGGGAATGAATACGACATGTGCGCCCCGGAGTTTGATTACATCTTAGAGGCCCTCTGCTCGGAGCGCGGCTTGAATCAAAAACCCAAGTCCCTCCAGAATCGTCCCAAGGATGGGCGGTTGTGGTTGGAGCTGGAGAACGGGGTCCGCTTTGAGGCCAGAAGCTGGGAGCGCTCCGAGTCCCTCAAAGGCAAAGAGGTCGACGCCTATATTTACTGTGAGGCCTATCAACTCCCCGGCATCGAATGCTTCACGACCATTGCCCAGAACCTGCGCGTCCGGGATGGCTATGCCGTGTTTCCCACCACCCCTGACCGCCCCTGGGTTGGGGTGTTCCACGACAACGGCCATGGGCATGCAGACTTCCCCGACTGGGTCTGCAAGTGCGGCGTCCAGGCCAAGGTGAATCCCTACAGCTTCGACCAGAAAGCCATGGACCGGGACCGGCATCTGCTGACCCGGGAGAAATTCTCCATCGCCTATTTCGGGAAGCTCGGGGATTTCGTGGGGCGGGTCTACAACTATCAGCGGGGCGAACGCCAGATCACCCACGCCAGCCATCCCCACGTCTGGCACCTCCCAGAGAACGCCACCACCCGGGAGAACTTCAAGGTGCCCTCGGATTGGCGCATCGAGATCGGGGCCGATACCGGGACCTACTGCGCCGCTGTCGTGGTGGGCATCAGCCCCGAAGGCCAGGCCTTTCTGCTGGATGAGCTGACCAACTATACCTACGTGGCCGGGACCCCGGAACTCGACCCCTCCGGGTCGCTGCTCTCCTGGGCCCAGGCCCTGGTGCGTATGGCTGCGTTGTGGCGAGCGCGTCCCATGGCCTGGGCTGATGCCAACAGTCAGTTCAAGCAGGAGTTTCTCCACCACGGTGTGTATCTCCAGCCCAACCACCGGGGGCGCGAAGTACGCACCGAAGCCGCCCGGCAGTATTTTCAGCACGACCAGCTTTTCCTGGCCCCCTGGCTAGAGATTCTGCCCTTCGAAATCGAAGCCGCTCAGTGGCCTGACCGCACGAGTGCCTCGGGCAAATACCAGCGGCTGAAGTCCAATGACCATGCCCTGGATTGTATCGAGCATGTCCTGTCCCGGCATCCCCGGGCTCCATCCAAACCAGCACCCCCACCACTCCAGCCCCCTGTGGGATCAGTGCAATGGTTGGGGTCCCCAATTCGGAGACGCAAACTTGGGGGTACCCCTGATACCCACTTAGGAGGTCAGTGATGACGGAGTTTGAGCTAACCCAACGTGTGCAGCTCCTGGAGTCCAAGCTGCAATTCGTGATGCACACCCTGTCCATGAGCCGTCGAAACAATTCGACAGGTGAGACAGATTCGCGTACATTAGAGGAGTTGTTTCAGGAGGCTGCGACGCATGCAATGGATGGGAAAACACTTGCGCAGGTGGCTGCTAGCGCGTTTGGGCAGCCCCCTCCCGTGGGATCAACAATGCCAGCAACTCCAGGCCCGGATGGACATCCTGGAGACCCTGCTGAAGGACCCGCCCCCTTTCGCAAACCCGCCGACGCCGCTGACCCCACTAGATGAACAGCAGCTGGCGGATAGCCCTGACGCCCATCTAGGAGCCCAGTAATGGCCGAGAACGCCGAAGTCCTGTCGGACTATACCGAGGATTACAACCGGCTGCGGGCCCAGAAATCCCGGAACGTCGGGTCGGTGGAACTGCGGATTCTCACCAACCTGGCATTTATCTCAGGGGAACACTGGGTCGGGTCACAGAATCGGGTGCTGTTTACCCGACGGCGGGACCCGAACAAACTCTATCTGGTCTTTAATCTGGCTGCCCAGATGCTCTCGAAAATCATGGGCCGCTTGAGTAGTGTGGCTCCGGTCTTCAAGGCCCGGGCTGACAAGCAGGATCCTCGCTCGGTGGCAAATGCAGCGGTGGTGGATAAGCTCATCAAGGCCCTGGACGAGAAATTGGATCAGCCCTCCCGGACCTGGGAACTCCTCTGGTGGACTGCCGTGGGTGGGGTGGGCTTCGAATACGTCCCCTGGGTCAAGGATGCCTGCATGGAACCGATGCCCCAGTTTGACGAAGCCACCGGGGAATTGCTCTGGACCCATGTACCCACCGGGGAGCAGGTGCCCGAGTCCATGCGCCAGCAAGCCCTGGCACAGGGAGCCCCGAAGGAACAGTTCGAAGTGGTCGAAGAGATGGTCTTGACCGGGGATGTGGGCAGCGAGGTCCTGAGCCCACTCCAGGTCTTCATCGACGCCTCGGTGCGCTCGGTGGATGACCTCGCCCCCGACCAGGCGGTCTACATCTCCAAGATTCGCACCCTCGGATGGATCGAGGCCAATTACGACGTGAGCGCGGAAACGATCCAGAACATCAAGGACGCCCGCGAGGTGCGGATTCTCTCCACCGATATCAAGCAGTTCGGGGACCCCACAGGGTCGACGCATCTCCAGGATTTGATTCCTCGCATCCAGGGCACACGTACCGAGAGTGACCCGGATCTCTGCGTCGTGGTCGAACGCTATCAGCCCATGTCGGCCAAGCACCCCCGGGGCAAATACACCGCCTTCGTCCCAGACGAACAGATTCTGCTCGATGAAGACAATCCCTACGGGTTCATTCCCCTGGTGGATTTCCACTGGGGCCCCACAGTGGCCTCCTTCTGGAGCAATGATTACGTCTCAGACCTGATTCCACCCCAACGGTTCCTGAATAAACGGATCTCCCAGCTCGGGGAACAGGCCAACGCCTCGATTTATGCCGATGAACTCCTCGGGCCGACCCTCAAACGTGAGGACATGCCCGCAGACTACCCGGCCCCGATCGAGAACGGCCTCACCGAACAGGGGGTCAAGATGGTCCAGCGACGGGACCCTCCTGATTTGCCCTCGTGGTTCATGCAGTCCATCGACCTGACCCTGAAACTCCTACGGGAGGTCGCCGGGGGTGTGGATCTCTTCCAGGAACAGAAATTCCCGGGGCAGATGCGTGGTCCGATGGCGGTGCCCATGCTGCAGGAACTCCTCGACAGCCAGTGGGGGAATCTGTATCGCCATCTGGGCGAACGCATGGCCAAGGTCAAGGAAATGCGGGTCAATCGGGTGAAGGAATACTATCCACCCTTTCGGACGCTGCATTACACCGACAATTCCATGAAGGACGAGGTCTTTATCTTCCAGACCTCCGAGATCCTGCGGGCCGGGACGGATTATTCCATCACGGTGGAGCGTGGGAGTCTGGTGCCTGAAATGCGGGCCCTGCGGGAGGCCAGAATCCGCGAACACCTGGAATCCCCCTTGAGTGTGCTGTATATCGACGAGCGCACCGGCAAAATCGACAAGGAAAAGATTGCCGCTGACTTGCTGATGGGGGATGTGGGACGTGAGGCCTCTGAATCCAAATACCGCAAACTGACCATGCATCTGGTGGAGCGGTTGTGGCAAGGCCAGCCCCTCCCACCCCAGATTCCCATGCCGTTCTGGAATCTCCGGGTCGTGATGGACGAGCTGGAGTCAGAAATGGCCTCGATGGAGTTTCTGGGGGCAAGCCCTCCAATCCAGGCAGCCTTTGTGGAGTTCTGGAACAAGTGTCGGCAGCTGTTGATGGAGGCGTCCGAGCGTCGACAGCAGGGGGCCCAGGAGCAGCAGATCCAGGGAGCCGTGGCCCAGGCCGCCCAGCAAGCTGCCGCCAAAGCCGCTGCCGAAGCAATCGACATGGCCATGGATCAGATGCGGGCCAGCCAGGAGATTGCTCCCCAGGCTCCAGCTGCTTTGGCACAGGCCATAAGCCAGACACAACAGGGTCCTCCAGGGCCGCGACCACCACAGATGGGGCCCGGGGGTCCACCACGCCCCCCGATGATGGGTTGACACCTGGAGAGGACGCTCCGTATACTGTCTGGGTAGTGTCACATGAATACGGCATGCGAATACCCGCAGATGGACTCATCGGCAGATGAATAACCCCTGCGAACTCGCCCACCACTCAGCGAGGCACCCATGACAGACGAACTTGTTGCAGACATTCCACAGGATGCCCCCACAGAGGCATCCCCTACAAGTGAAGGAGCGTCTACCGGCGCGTGGCCCAAGGAGGTCCAAGCCGAGTTCACCAAAAAATCCCAGGCCTTGGCCGAAGAACGGCGCGGCTTTGATTCCCAACGCCAGCAATGGCAGCAGCAGCAGCAGTATCAGCGGCAACAGCAGCAGATGCAGCAGCGGCAGCAGCAGCAACAGGCCCAGCAACAGCAAGGGCAGCAAACGCAAGCCCAGAACAAGCAGTTGTTGGATCAGTTGCGTGGCATGTCATATCTGGATGGAAGTACAGCCGCGACGGTGTTCGAGCGCTTGATCAACGAGGGAATTACCCCGTTGCATCAAGCTCTTGCTCAGCGGGACCAAGCCCTTGCGCAGATGTATAAAGAGCATAAAGCCATGCGCGAAGGATTGGGCCAGCACACCACCAAAACGGCAGAAGCCGATCTGACCCAGCGTTTTTCCAAGATGCGGGACGAGCATGGGTTACCCGACGAAGAGTGGGCCAATCAATACCTGCAAGACGTGTGGTATTCACACGAGGGTGCTGGGCTTGCGAACGAATATCCTGAAATGGTGCGTGCCCGATTGGAGGCCGTCCGTAACGGGATACGGAACATGGATCGCGCGACTGTCCAGAAGGCCAAAGCGTCTCCCTTTCCTGGCAAGGGTGGGGAGGTGGCTATCACGGATGGGAAAACCGGCGGGTATAAAACCCCACAAGACCGGGCGGATGAACTGTGGCCGATGCTGAATCCGGGCCAGACCGAATAGATCCCCCTTTGCTGTTGGAGGCACGACTCCTATGGCAAGCACCACTGATGTTATTGAGGCCCTGAAATATACCTACGGGTCAGATCAGGTCC